GTGTATACGCCAGCTCTTGTTGGAGGACCCCGAAGCGTTGTGGCGCGGCGCTGCGGGACGCCCGGCGGGTCTCGGCTGGGACCGGGAGAAGGCGTTGAAGGCGCTGGAGGCGATAAGCATCGTCCCGCGCGCCGATCCGAATACGCCCAGTCATATGCACAGGCTGGCGAAAGCGGGGGCTCTGGTTCAGTTCGCGCAGATAATGCCCCCGGGCCTGCTCGATATGCGCGCTGTGGCGAGACGGGCGCTGACAATGATGCGTGTCGGCGATGTCGATGCGTTGATCACGCCGCCGACGCCTCCGGATGGCCGCCCCAGCCCCGAGGAGATGCTCGGGCAGGCGGCGATGGACGCCAATGTGATCAAGCAGCAGCAGCACCAGGCGCAGACGGCGCTGAAGCATGCGGAGCTGGTCACTCGGACGCAGCTCAAGGAGAAAGAGCTAGCCGCTCGGGAAGAGATCGAGCGCCTGAAGATCGCCGAGAAGCTCGTCACGCACCCTGATATGCAGGACATGGTCATGCCGATGATCGACTGACGTGTCACGCTACGCCTGAAGGATCGGAGCCCCATGGACTACAAAGCTGATGCACGCGCGAGTCACAATCGCAAGGGCCGCTCTATCGCCGGCGACGCCTGGAGGCCGCGGGCCGCTGGGGGTCGCGTCCCGCCGCATTCCGATGTGGCGGAGGATCGGCGCTTGATTCGGGAGACGGTGAAACCGGAGGCCTTGCGGGCCTCCGGGGGGCGGGTGGCTAAGAAGAAAATGCCTGCGATTACGGTGAATATCGCCGTGGGCAAGGCCGAGCCACCTGTCGGCGGCATGGGTGTGGGGGCGCTCCCCATGCCGCCGACTCCCCCCATGCCGCCGGCTCCCCCCATGCCGCCTTCGCCGCCCATTCCCCCGCGCGCGATCCCTCCAGGGTTGATCCCCGGCGTTCCGCAACGAGCCGCGGGCGGCCGCGTGAAGAAGCCGAAGTAGTAGATCGCCCATGCGCGTAGACGCGATTATTCAGGAAGCGATGCAACGTGTGAAGGCGCGGCGGCAGGAGGTGCTTGAGGGGCTCGCTTCCGCTTTGCCTCATGAAATATATTTGCGACAAGTGGGTGTTCTGGATGGGCTTGCAGAATCAGTTACGATTTTGCAAAAACTGCTTGCCGATTGGAACAAAAACAGGGGTTAACCGACAATGCTCATACGTGATTTAGCGCAGTCCGCTGATCAGCGGCAAGCGATACTTAAGCAAGCAGAAGAATTCATGCTTGATGTCGTTCTGCTTAACAATGATGTGCTTGTAGCTTCGTATGTGGGGTCCGACAAAACGAGGGGCGGTGTGATCCTGCCGGATAAATCCCTCACCGAAAATCTGTATCAGGGCAAGACCGGCCTCGTGTTGCAGGTTGGCCCTGAAGCATTTCGCTACCGGGGCGGATATTCGTATTTCACGAAACATCCTCACGAAGCTGACGATGATTATGATAAACGGGTCCGCGACTTGACTCCTCAATTTGGGGATTGGGTCTTGTTCCGTGTTACCGATACGTGGATGTTGCGTCTGGGGACGCTGGAATGTCGCATTGTCCCTGATGTGTGCATAAAGGGCAAAGTCGCTGATCCGGGGGTGGCGTGGTGAGCAGACGACGGAAGACTGCTGGGGAGCAGTTGCAACTCCCGCTCTCGATCGATGATCCGCAAGATGATGGCGTTATCGTCAATACGGACAACGACGAACCTGTTCCATCCAGCGAGCCCGCCGTATCGCTTGATGTGGAGCCGGAGCCTGAATTTGAGCCTGAACGAGCGCCGGAGTCCGAACTTGCGTCGCCAGACGCGCACTCGGATATGCCCATAGACACGCTGCGCCGGGAGTACGAGGCGCTTCGTGAGTCAGCGAAGCGCGCAGATGCGGAACGCGCCGCCGCCGTCGCGGAAGCAGCGCGACAACAGCAGATCCTCGCGGCGCGCGAACAGGACCTGTATGCTGCGCAGCGTGTCGCGCTCGAGAATGGTGAGCACCTGACGCGCGCTAATCTGCAGTCGGCGCAGCAAGAGCTTCTTCTTGCGCGAGCGGCGAACGATGTTCAGCGCGAAGTCGACGCCCTGCAGACGATCAACGCGAACCAGGCGCGCCTGTTGCAGTTGCAAAACAGCAGAAATGCTTTGCAGGAGCCACGTCCCGCAGCTCCTCTTAGCGATTTCGAGGTGATGACCGCCAATGTGTCGCCTCCGTCGCGTGAGTGGCTTAGTCGTCATAAAGACGATATATTTACAGGTGAGCCCTGGCGGATAGAAAAAGTCCGTAACGGACATCAGCAGGCTGTCTCTCGGGGCATACAACCGGATACGGATGCTTATTTTACTTACTTGGATACGTATATGAGCTTCAAATCTGATCCGGAACCAAGTAAAACTGTAAAGCGCGCGGCCAGTGTCCCGGCGGCTCCTGCTAATAATGCTGGATCATCACATTCGAACAATAATACAGTGCGCCTTAACAAAGAAGAACAAGAAATGGCGATTGCCATATTCCCGCATTTAACGCGCGCGCAGGCTCTGAAAGAATACGCCAAGGGCAAAGTGTCCGGTGGTAGTACGCATATGCGTAGCGCTGATAAGTATCGATAGGAGGGGGACTTGAAAAAATCTAATACACGGCCAGAGACTCGGGAAACCCTGCCGGAAGCGCGTCCTACGGACCGGCCTGTCATATACGGGCGCGACGGCGAGGTGCTGTCCCGCCGTTCCAGCGACATGATCGATCCGCAGGCGTTACCAGCGGAGATCGTGGAGGCGGCTAAACGGGATGGTTTCGAGTACGAGTGGAAAAACAGTATGGTGCTCGGCCGGCAGGTCGATTCGTATGTTGCGCGCATGCTGGACAACGGCTGGCGGCCGGTGCCTGCGTCGCGGATGCCTGGGCGGTTCACCAGCGCGGATTCAGCGGACTGCATTCAGTTCGAGGGGCAGGTCCTGATGGAGCGCCCTGCGAGTCTTTGCGAGCAAGCGCGCGAGGAAGACAGGAAAAAAGCGATTTCGCAGATGGCGATGACGGAGCGTAGATGGGGGGTCGAGACCAGGGATCCATCTGTGTTCGCTACCAATTCACCGAACACAGAGCAGGATACATTTTTGCGCAAAACGGTGGAAGCGACGCCAGCCTCTTGGAAACCCGCTCTATCGACCGACGCAGATTGACGCAAAACGCTGCATAGGCTACACAAGAGATTCTCTGAGTCGCGCCTTACCTAGACGGCAATTTATCTTGCCGTCTCTTTTTTTATGCGCTACACAGTAATAGCGCCCCCGGCGGATCGGGATGTGCGCTTCTGATCTGACGTCCCGCGCGTTTGCGGTTGATATCGATCACTCCCGTGTTTGGGACCCCATTTCACAAAACGAGAAGTCTGGCGATGAGCAACACGAATTCGCCGTTCGGATTCCGCCCGCTTGGGCTGACAGAGGGCGTCAGCCCCACGTTTGCTTTGCGCACAGCGGAAATCGCGCACGGAAACACCACTCCCATCTACCGGGGCGATCCGGTTATCCGGAATACGTCTGGTTACATCGAACAATGGTCCAGCGCAGTTGCTCCTGGTCTCGTCGTGGGTATTTTCTGGGGGGCCAAATACCTGTCCACGGCTCTCGCCCGGACGGTGAGCAATACATTCTGGCCGGGAAATGACGCCGCGTATGACGCTACCGCGTATGTCATCCCGTGCTCGGGTTCGGTTCCCGGGTTGTTTATGGCGCAGGCTGGAGCCGCCGCGGTGACCCTGTCCAATGTCGGGCAGTGCGTCAGCCCTGTTATCGGGACTGGCTCCATCAAAGGCACGCAAGGTGTTTCCGGCGCGTATCTCGGAACTCCGACCGCGACGACAGCGCTGGAGTTCAAAATCGCCGGTCTTGCGTCCGACGTGCTTCCATACGGGACCCCCGGTACTGACGACACAGCGGCGTATAACCTTGTCCTTGTTCAGTTTAACGCCTTCGCTGAAGCCGGCACAGCCTAAGATTGGGGATGCACGATGGCTATTAATCTTGCTGCGATCCGGGATCTTTTGCTGCCCGGTTTAGCTTCTATTACGGGACAATATCGAGCTATTGAACCGCAGTGGAAGCGCGTGTTCAAAACTATCAAATCCAACATGCAGATCGAGCGCACTGTACAGGCGCGCTATCTCGGTCTGGCGCAGTTGAAGAACGAAGGCGGCAACACGTTCTTCGACAATAACGCTGGTGAGCGGTGGATCTATAACATGGAGCCGACGGAAGCCGGCTTGGGTTATGCGATTACCCGCAAGGCCATCGACGATAACCTGTACAAGCAGGATTTCAATCCGATGAACCTCGGATTGGCTAAGTCTTTCGCTGACTACTGGGAGATCGCTGCGGCGTCGATTTTCAACCTCGCCACTACGTATGATCCTAATATCGGCGGCGACGGCGTTGCTCTCTTGAGCCCGGTGCATCCGCTGCTGGAGACATCGCCATTCACTGGCGCTACCTGGTCGAACACCCCTACTGTCGCGGCGGACCTTAACGAGACGCAGTTGATCGCGGCGCTGAAGGCGATCCGTTCAGGATTCGTGAACGAGGCAGGCCTCAAAATCCGGGCGCGCGGCGTTCGGCTTCTTGTCCCTGTCGCGCTTGAGGATGTCGCTACACGGCTGATCAAGTCGGATCTGCGTCCTGGCACAGCGAACAACGACCCGAACGTTATTCCGACTCTGTCGGGCGGCCTTCGTGAATTCGAAGTGTTCGACTACTTTACATCGAACTACGGATGGTTCGTGAAGACCGACGTGGAGGGCCTCATTCATATCCAGCGCGTGCCGTTCGAGATGGATATGCACTGCGACTTCGTCACGGACAACCTTCTCGTGAAGGGCTATGAACGCGCTGGATTCTTCTTCAACGACCCGCGCGCCGTTTACGGCTCCATCCCCACCGTTTGAGGTCAGACCATGGTCCTTACGAACTTCCCAAACGGTATATCTTCTTTCGGGGTCCCCGTTATCGGGGGCGGGGGGTTGCCTCCCTTTTCCGGGAACCATTTCTTCGTCGACGCAGTCTCTGGAAGCGATGGGAACGAAGGCGACGCGGAGAATCCCTTCGCGACGCTCGCTTATGCGTATTCCAAGACGACTTCCGGGAATAACGACGTCATTTACATCGTCGGTGACGGCGCTACTACCGGGACGCAGCGGCTGACTGCGACGCTGACCTGGGCGAATAACGCAACGCATCTTATCGGGCTCACCGCTCCGGTCATGTATGCGTCCCGCGCGCGCATATCGCATAGCACTACCGCTACAGCGGCGATCAATCCGCTGGTGTCGGTTACCGGGTCCGGTTGCATATTCGCGAACTTCTCGCTGTTCCAGGGAATCGCCGCGACGACCACGGCAGACCAGTTGTGGAAAGACAGTGGCGAGCGCAACTACTACTATCGCGTGCACTTCGGCGGTATGGGCAAGGCGGCCAGCGGCGCCGGGTCCAACCACGCCAGCAGCTACTGTTTGTATCTGCACGGCGGGGGCGAGCGCTTGTTCGAGCAATGCGTGGTAGGCCTTGACACGATCTCGCGAGGAGCCGCCAACGCCAGTCTCTTGCTGGACAGTGAGGCTGCGCGCGATGTCTTCAGGGAATGTCACTTCCCTATGTATGCTGGGGCCACCACTCCGGTGTTCGTCGACTGCAATTCCTCCGCGTCGCTCAACAGGAAGATCACGTTCAACAGGTGTCAGTTCCTGAACATCGCGGATGTTTCCGGATACACTGCCGCCGCCGTGGTCAAGAACAACGCAGCGCAGAACGGTTACGTCGTTATTGAAGACTGCTCTGTGTATGGCGCTACGCATTGGACCGCTGCTGCAGCGTCTCTGGTGCTGATCGCAAGTCCTACGCACGCCAGTATGGGCACTACTGGCGGATTCGCTGTTACCGCAACTATTACTTGAGGAGGCGGATGATGTCACGCGCCAGACACGAAGTCAAAAGAGCCCGCGGCGGCTCCATGAAAACTTCTCCTGTGGCCGACGCCGGGGGGAACCCTAAGGTCTTTGCTGAAGCGAAGAAAACAAAGTCGATCGGGGTCATTCCCGGTGATAAAGGCAAACCGCGCGCGGACCGTAAATGCGGCGGCCGTATTAAACGGGCGTCCGGTGGCGGGGCCGACACATCGCCCTATAGCTCCGCCGGGAAAAGTCTGCGGTAACCACAATGAGCCAGATCATCACCCTCCGTGTCGGACCTCTTGCTACGGCGGCCGCTGACGCCGTAGCGACGTCTCAGACGCTGCTGGCCGCGGGTAACCTGACTCTCGACGGGACTTTGGTAACTTCCGGCGTAGCGTATATGGACACGCCCCGCCGCCTCATCATTACGTCTGCAGGCAACGACACGGCGATAACGTTCACTGCGTACGGAACAGATTACAACGGTTCCCCTCTGGAGGCCTCGCACGCTGGCGGATCAGGCTCTGCTGTGGATTTTGGCGTGTCTTTCCGCACTGTGACGCGCATCGCCGCTTCGGGCGCTACGGCGGCGGCTGTCACTGCGGGGACGAATACCGTAGCGGATAGCCGGATAGGGTTCCTTGATCAGTTCGGTTTCGCGCCGACGGCGTTACAGCTTGACGTGACCGGCACTGTCAATGTGACTGTCCAGCAGACGCTGGACAATCCGAACGGTGATTTCGGGTTTGGGACTCCCTTGGGCGCCGCCAACATAAATTGGCACGATCATGGGGACAGCAATATGGTCGCAGCTACTGCTTCGGCGCAAAGCAACTACGCCTTTACACCAGTAGCTGTTCGCTTGGTTTTAAATTCCGGAACTGGGTCCGCGGCACTTAAACTCGTTCAACTGGCGTCGCCGGCTATCTAAGAGGCTCGATATGGCAACTTATACGTATATCAACGCCAGTACTAAACATCTGGCGGACGGTGTGCATAATCTGAGCGCAGACCAGCTCAAGATCGCGTTTTCAAATACTGCTTTGTCTGCAGGAATGACCGTCCTGTCCAACGTTACTCAGATCGCATCGGGTAACAACTATGCAGCTGGCGGTTTCAACGTAACTACGTCCTCGTCCAAGACGTCGGGCAGCACATACGTGTTGCGACTGACAGACAAAGTGTTTACCGCTAGTGGCGGGTCCGTCGGGCCGTTCCGATATATTGTTCTGTACAACTCTGCTAGCTCCGGCTTGACGAATGCGCTGCTGGGCTGGTGGGATTACGGAAGTGCGTTGACGTTGGCCGACGGCGAGACCCTGACGCTGGACTTCCTGGCTACGGAAGGCGTCATCCAGATCCCGCACGCCTAACGGAGACAGCATTGACCACGGAATTACTGCGTTTCAGCGTCGAGAAGAACACAGCAGATGAGCAGATGCTGGCTAACTTGCACGACAATATGCGTGCAGGTCTGCCAGTGCTTAAGGTCCGCCGCGCTGTTATCGTCGGTGGAGGCCCATCTCTTACTGATCATATAGACGATATAAAGCGCGATCAGGAAGATGGGTTCCGCGTGTTTGCTCTCGGCAACACTGCTGATTTTCTCGCGTCTCGCGGTATAATTCCCGATTACCACGTGTGTTATGACGCCAGACCGGAAAATATAGAGTTTTTCCGGTCTGGCGTAGCTAAGAAGTACCTCGTAGCCAGTCACGTGCACCCAGATTTGCGAGATGTTATATGCGCATCTGGGAAGCCAGTACATATGTTTCATGCCATGGGTAGTAAAGTAACGTCAAGCGCAGTCTTGGATAAAGATCCGAAAGCACATATACTAGGGTGCGGCATAACTGTGGGCATGCAAATGCTCAATATCCTGGTCGCTATGGGCTTTCGCGACTCTCATTTTTATGGTTACGATAGCTCCGATCGCGATGACGCGCACCATGCGTACGAGCAACCACTTAACGATAAACACGAGCGTTTGGACTTTTCTTACGAGGACGTGCGTTACCGGAGCGACATTGTTTTGGCTGCGCAGGCGCAGGAGTTCGTGCGCACCGCCCCCGAGTACGAGCGCCTTGGCCTGCGTATACGTGTTTTCGGTTCCGGGTTGCTCCCGCATATGTGGCGGTCACTTGAAGAAAAGCGTCGCGGCGTCGTTTATGGCAAGTCCTTGGAGCAATCAGAGCGCGAGAAATACGAACTTATTTGGGGTGACGCCGAGTATCGGAAGTTTTCACCTGGGGAAGTCCTCGTCGACTATTTTGTGAACATATGTAAGCCTGAACCTGGGGATACAGTAGCTGATCTTGGATGCGGTTCCGGACGGGCTTCCAAGATTCTGGCTAATAAAGGATTTGTCGTAACGCCTGTTGATATCACGGATAAATGTCTTGATCCGAGTAACCAGGATCTTCCCTTGGTAGTCCAGAATTTGTGGCAACTGGACATACCGCCTGTGGATTGGGTTTACTGCTGTGATGTCATGGAGCATATACCGCCTGACAAAGTGAACGACGTTCTTGACAACATAAAGAAGATCGCTCGAAAAGGGGCGTTCTTCAATATTGCGTTCGAGCCGGATGCTTTCGGAGCTACGATCGGGGTTCCTTTGCGGTTAACTGTACGGTCGCAAGCGTGGTGGGCTAATACCCTTGACATGTACTTCAAGAACGTCAAAGCCATTATAGGGAATGGGTTATTCATTTGTTTTTGCGAGTAGGATTAACGAATGGGCCTGTCACCGGAAGTATCCCTGACTGAGCTCACGGGCTTAACGCCGCGTGGCGGGCTTACTATTGCGCGTGGATTTACTGATCTTGGGGCTTCCAGGGGATACGAGACAGGCATATTTACTTTCACGGTGCCTGCTAATGCTCTGTCGATTCACAGGAACGCTTTTCTGCATGCTTCCTATGGCGCGTTCACTGTCACCGGCGAGAGCGTTACCCTGTATAGCGGCCCGCATGTAAGTCTTCCTTCCGCTGCCTTCACATTTACCGGCTCTGCCGTGGCTCTCGAAAGAAGCCTGCGTGTGAACCTCGCGCAGGGGATCTCCACACTCACCGGCGGCGCTATCACGCTTCGCCGGAGTTTGCGCGCGAATCTCGCGCAAGGGACCTTTGCACTTACCGGTGAAGATCTGACAGTTCAGCGTGGCCCACAGATGCCTGTCACCGGGGGCGTTTTCACACTCACCGGCGGCGATCTTACGCTCCGTCGAAGCTTACGGGCGGGTCTCGCGCAGGGGATCTCCACATTCACTGGTGAGGCCCTGGAGGCTTATAAAGGCCGGCCTGTAAGTCTTGCGCAGGGGGTTTTCACCGCTACAGGCGAATCTCTGACGTTCACGCGAGGTCTGCGCGCAGGCCTCGCGCAAGGGGTCTTTACGCTCACCGGCGGGTCTTCGACGCTGCAACGAGGGCTGCGCGTCAGCCTTGCGCAGGGAGTTTCTACGCTCACAGGTGAAGCCTTGAGCGCATATAAGGGTCAGAACGCCCCCTTGTCCGCCGGGACCTTCACACTCACCGGTAGTGCTCTGACATTGCGTCGAGGTCTGCGCGCGAGTATCGGTTATGGGACGGCGACATTCACAGGCGAGGCTGCGACTTTAACGCCTTCCGGAGGCTCCTCTTACCCAGGTGACAGCTTGGTTGGCGCAGCTATCGCATATTCGACCCGACGGCTGTTCACCGCATATTCCGGACCCGCAATACGTGTCGTACGGAGCAGCGATGCCACGGAAACTGATATCGGGTTCGACGGCGATGGGGATCTCGACACCTCGGCGCTATTGACATTCGTCGGAAGTGGCGACGGCTCTATCGTTACTTGGTACGATCAGACCGGTAACGGGAGACATTCGACTGCTACTGTTACAGCTAAAGCGCGCGTTGTTATTAGCGGGACTCTGCAGACAACTACAAATGGAAGGGCCGCAGCCGTCAGTGTATTTAATGCTCGTTGTGCGGGGACGATGCCCGTAGCTATTAATTCCGCTGACGCAGAGTGTTTTTCTGTATATAGTAATCAATCCATAGGTTATGCACGTTTTCTGACACTGGCCCCCGCGTCTGGGACTGATTGGGGCGCGTCTGGAGGCTGGGTGGCTATAAACACAGGCTCTGCCGGAAATGACCGTCGGAGTTACGCGTATAGTAGTAAAGAGACATCTCCAGCTATTACTTGCGGGACGAGTGTTCTTAAAGCGTTTTATTCTAAGAGAACAGGCGGCGTTCTTTATTGTTCTGATGGTGTGACAACGGCGACTTCAAGTTCGGGGGCTCCCGACATATCGGCCACAAGAGTTCTTGTGGGCACTGACAACACATCAAACAGCGGTCCTCAGGGACTGCTGTGTGAAGCGGTCCTCACAACAAGTATTCAATCTGATTACACGACGTTCCTAAATAACCAAAACACCTACTGGACAACCTAAGGACGCATCGTGACAGGTCTATCTCCGGAAGTATTTCTTAACGAAAATACGAGCCTGTCACCGCGTGCGGGGCTTACTATTTTGCGTGGGTTGACCGACCTTGGTGCGTCTAGAGGGTACGAAGGCAGTGTATTTACATTTACTGGGAATGATATTCGATTAAAGAGGTCTTTGCGCGCTTCCCTGGCGCAAGGATCTTTCACATTGACTGGTCAGGTCGCAGGTACGGGCGTCACCAGACCCATAACCCTGTCTCCGGGCGTCAGCACCTTAACCGGCAACAGCATATCTGCTCTTAGAGGTCTGCGTTCGAGCCTGGCGCGCGGGCAATCGGTCCTGACAGGTGGGGCTGTGTCGTTGCGCAGAGCGGTGCGTGTTGCTCCCGAAGCTGGATCGTTCGTTTTTACAGGCGAAGCTGCTGCTATTCAGACGCACAATACGATCCAAGCGGCCACCGGTTCGTTTGTTTTGACTGGCAGTGCTTTGGGTATCCGTAAAGGACATCGCGTATCTTTGTCGCCTGCTACGTATACGCTTACAGGTCAAAGCGCAATTCTGCATAAATCCATACGTGTTCCTCTAGGGTCTGCTTCGTTTACACTGACTGGCGAATCTGTATCTACGTATAAGAATACGAACCTGCTTGCAGGTCACGGATCTTTTACGTTCCAAGGGCGTGTTATTACATTGCAGGTGAGCGGGACCACTGCTCTTGATTCTGGTGTCTTTACGCTTACCGGCGGCGCTCTGCTGCCTTATCGTGGGCTGCGTACGAGTCTTGCGCAGGGGGTCACCACACTTACTGGTGAGGCCTTGACGCTTCATCGCGGGCTGCGCGCGAGCCTTGTGCAAGGGACCTCTACATTCACAGGCGAGGACCTGGCGCTGCGGCGAGGACTGCGCGCGAACCTCACGCAGGGGATTTCTACATTCACAGGTGAGACCCTGACGCTGCGGCGCGATCTACGCGCAAGTCTCGCGCACGGGGTCTTTACATTCACGGGTGAGGCCGTGGCGCTGCAATCGGGCGCCCGTGTGGACCTCGCGCAGGGAGTCTCTACGCTTACAGGTGGGGCGCTGACGTTACGGCGCGGTTTACGCTCGGGCCTCGCACAGGGGGTCTTCACGTTCACGGGCGAGGCCGCAGAGCTCTATTCAGGGTTACGTGTAAGCCTTGCGCAAGGGGCCTTCACGCTTACAGGCGAGGACCTGACACTACGGCGCGACCTGCTCGTGAATCTCGCGCAAGGGGCCTTCATGCTCACAGGCGAGGACCTGACGCTACGGCGCGTGCTTCGAGCGATCCTCGCGCAAGGGGTCTTCACGCTCACGGGCGAGGACCTAACGCTATGGCGCGACCTGCGTGCGAACCTCGCGCAAGGGGCCTTCACG